GGATAAACATATCTCGAAGATCGCCGAGTACTTCGCCGTGAGCACCGATCAATTGCGCGGGCGCGCTGATGTTGCGCCATCGGCCGGAGCCGCGCGTGATGACGTACACGCGGAACTCAAGGACATAATGCTGTGGGACGACGATACGCCGGTCGATGATGACGAGGTGTCGGTGCCGTTCCTTCGCGAGGTTGAATTGGCAGCAGGATCAGGAAGATTCGTCATCGAAGAGAGCGAGCGCTCTAGCCTGCGCTTCGGCAAACGCAGCCTGCGCCATAACGGTGTGCAGTTCGACCAGGCCAAATGTGTGACGGTGCGTGGCAACAGTATGTTGCCGGTGCTGCGTGATGGCGCCACCGTCGGCGTCAACGCCGGCAAGTGCGGCATCGGCGACATCATTGATGGCGACCTGTACGCAATCAATCACAATGGCCAGTTGCGTGTGAAGCAACTCTACCGCTTGCCTACCGGCATTCGTCTGCGCAGCTTCAATCGCGATGAGCACCCGGACGAGGACTACAGCTTCCAGGAGATCCAGGAGGAGCAGATCGTCATCCTCGGTCACGTCTTCTGGTGGGGCATGTACGCCCGCTAATCACACCGACTTCAGATAAGCCCGCCAATCGGCGGGTTTTTTTTCGCCTTGATGAAACCGCCAAACCCTTGAGCTGCGGGGCTTCCATGCATCTGCGCATTTGCTATGCATAAATAAATGCATTTACGCATTGACTGGATATGCATACATGCATATTCTTGCCACCAAGCCGCTCGACAAAGCGGCTGGCAAGAAAGCTCTTTAGTTCCACAAGAACAGGCAGCGATGAACCGGCCTCAACGGTTCAGAGGGTTGGCAACTGACCCGGGTGTGCAGCGTAAAGCACCAGTTATCCGGCGGGCAGGGACCGCGGTCGGAAAAACAATTTGAATGGACTCGTACCGCGCCAGTAGCGCCGAAAAGTCAGCTTCCTTCTTGAACACAGGATCTGAAGGAAGGCGAAGGAGCGCATTACTGAAAAGCCCGGTGTATCACCGGGCTTTTTGGAATGCCTGCCAGGTTTCATCACTGTTAAACGGCGACGTTCAAGGAAGTCTGAACGTTTCCCCCCTCCCACCGAGCAGACCTGACGTTACTAAGCCGAATAACAGCAGTGGTAACTGCTGCATATGGGCGCCAACCGGCCGTAGAAAGAGATCGTTTTCTCGGCTCCTGAAACGCCTCCCAGGCGTGATGAACGCGTTGAAGATAAACGCACCGCAATGACAGGACGGCGGAATTTTCAAACGTCGTCCGGTGAATCTCGAGGAATGAAAAATGAAACGATATGTATGCATCGGCACCGTCTACCAAACGGCCTTCTCGATTGTTTTTGAGATACAGGATTCAGATGAAGGCATGCCAACTACCAGCCCCGCCGGCAGTTCGGGATACTGGATCGAAGTATCGGCAGACACAGTCGTTCAAGTGGGCTGGAAGGTTGACCCTTTTATCGATGAGAACGGCAATTACCTGAGAATTTATACAGAGCCGACTGAGGCTGAATCTGAGGCGATTACCACTGCCCGTATGAAAGAGCGGTTTGATGACGCGGCGCGTTGGCTGCAATTCAATCCGTTGCAATACAAGCAGGATCTTGGCGTAGCGACGCCAGCGGACGAAGCGGCTTTGCTCGCTTATAAGCAATACGTCGTTGCCGTCAGTGAAGTGAAAAATCAACAAGGTTATCCATCCTCTATCACTTGGCCGGTCGCTCCTTTCTGATTTGAAAAAGCGAAGCATCAGTGTTTTTAACCGATCGATATCTAAGGGCCGGGCGCAGTGAAAGGTGCGATGCGCCGGAATTCACCCGCCTGATACCTGCAAACAAGGAGTGACGATGAATCGCTATGTTTTTATAGAGATGAGCAACCAGTATCCATTTTCCCGTGTTGCGGAGATTGTCGAGTCTGAGGACATGCCGCAAACCTCTCCACCGGGAATCTCGGGCAGTTGGTACAAGGTTGAAAATGACACCACCGTTCAAGTTGGCTGGAAGGCTACCTACGAGGCAATTGGTTGGAGCTATTCGGAGCTTGCTTATCAGGATCATGTCGATTTGGTCTCGTTGCGTATGCGTCAAAAGCTCGGTGCAGCCACCGGCTGGCTCGATCTGAATCCAGTGCAATACAAAGTGAACCTCGGCAGCGCCACGCCAGAAGAGGCAGCTGCATGGATTGCTTACCAGCAGTACTACGTCGCGGTTGCCGACGTAAAAAATCAAGCTGACTACCCGTACACGGTCAACTGGCCAGTCGTTCCGTTCTGATTGCAAAGTCGGATCAACGGACGAGAGCGCATTACTGAAAAGCCCGGCCCCGGCGTCGGGCTTTTCGGAATGCCTAACTCAAGAGAAACCGTTTGAACCCAACACTCATCATTCATCAATCACCTACGGAGGCGTGACATGACAAACGAGCAACAAGCGTTGGCGGACATGCCGATCTGGCTGGTCATCCTCCTTGCCGTTGTCGGTGGGGTATCTGGCGAAATGTGGCGCGCTGACAAGGAGGGCGCCCGTGGCTGGTCATTGCTCCGACGGCTGGCCCTGCGCTCCGGCGCCTGCATGATCTGCGGCGTGTCGGCGATCATGCTGCTGTATGCCGCCGGATTGTCGATCTGGGCTGCCGGCGCGTTCGGTTGCCTGACAGCAATGGCCGGCGCCGATGTCGCCATCGGTCTTTACGAACGCTGGGCCGCCAAGCGCATCGGCGTCTGCGAAGTCCCGCCGCGCGACCAGCCTTAACCCTGAATATGTTTCCGTGCCGCCCCAGGGCGGCAGGGCTGCGCGTGGACGATTGAAAAGGAGCTCATGTATGCCCACACCGATCCGGCAGCCGTCGCAACTGTTCACCGCCATCGCGACGACGCTGCCCAACACTGCCGGTCTCAGCCTCACTGTCGGCAGTTACGCCGATTTCACTGCACCGGGCGATCAGGCCTGGGTGTTGATCAACTTCGAGCGGAATGGACCTGGAGTGCGTGCCGCTGACGGGCGAATTGCTCATGTCATGACGGTGTCGCTGCAGGTCATCCCCGCCCTTTCCGCCAGCGCATTTGCAGCATGCGATCTGATTGCGGTGCTGAAAAACCTGATCACCGACAACCGCTGGGGCCTGCCCGCCGATCAATGCGATCTGCCGATCAACATTGATGGCCTGCCATCGCTGCTTACCCGCACCGAGCAGCAATACAAGACCTGGACCCTGACGTTCAACCAGACCCTCTACCTCGGCCCGACCTTGCTCGATGATCCGCTGGGCACGCCGAAATTCGCTCGCACCTGGGAAGTCAGCAACATCGACGACCCCGACCAATACACCGCGTTGGAGGCCTGAGATGTTCGATGGACTATTGCGCATGCAACTCGGACCGATCATCGAACGCCTGGCCGAGATGGAAGCGGAAATCGACGACCTGCACCGGCGCGCCGAAAGCTTCTGCCGGATCGGTATCTGCCAGACCGTCGACGCCACGAGCAATACCTGTCAGGTCAGTCACGGTGGGTTGCTCACGCCGGCGATCAAGTTTTTCAACCCCAGCGCTGGCGCACAAAGCGAGTCGCGGATTCCGACGGTGGGCGAGCAGTGTCTGCTGTTCAATTACGGTAGCGGCGAAAGCGGCGCGCAGAGCGTGGCATTGTTCGGCTTGAACAGTGACCGTTTTCCGCCAGCCTCCACAGTGCCGACGTTGACCCGTCGAGTACATCAGGACGGCAGCGAAAGCAGCTACGACGATGCTTCACACACCCTGCACTGGCTTAACGGCCCGGCGACTTTCAACGGCTCTCGCGAGTCACTGGAACTGAGTATCGGCCCGGCACGCCTGGCAATGACGCCACAACTGATCACCCTGCAACTGGGTGCAGTCGGCCTGACCATCGACGCTTCCGGCGTGCACTTCAGCGGCCCATTGGTCGATCACCAGGGCCGTGTCATCAGCCCCTGATTCAAGAGCCTCCCATGATCGGAATCGATAGAGACAGCGGGACCACGGTCGACGACTGGCTGCAGTTTGTGCAGCGTGCGACCCGGGCCCTGACTACGCCGCTGGGCACCCGGCAAAAAAGGCCCCTGTATGGCTCGTTGATCCCCTCGCTGCTGGGGCAGAACCTCGGCGACGACGTCCTGCTTCTGGCCCAGAGCCATGCGGCGCAGGCGTTCTATAACGCGCAGAACGGGATCAGCGATTTTCAGCCGCAAGTGATCGTCGCCAGCCGTCAGGGCGCCGGTCTGCTGTTGCGCTTCGCCGGCACCTGGAAAAACCGTCAACAAACCTTCGAGGTCGTGACATGAGCATGTTGATCCCCGGCCAGAACCAATTGGCCGAAC